CGGAAAACCTTAATCATGACGTCTATAATCTGTATTATTAAAAGGAGGAAATAAATAATGGCTAAACTTATTTGGGACGCTATTGGCGAAAGATTTTACGAAACAGGAGTAGATAGAGGAGTTTTATATCCCCAAGTTGCAGGAGCATATCCATCTGGTGTTGCTTGGAATGGGTTAGTTGCTGTTTCTGAAAAACCTTCAGGCGCAGAAGCAACTGCTAAATATGCCGATAATGTTAAGTATTTAAACTTAATGTCTGCTGAAGAATTCTCAGCAACAATCGAAGCATTTACATATCCTGACGAATTCGAAGCTTGTGATGGGTCTGCTGAAGTAGCAGTTGGTGTGGTTATCGGTCAACAGACTAGAAAACCATTTGGCCTTTGTTATAGAACTCAGATTGGTAATGATACTGAAGGTGCAGATCTTGGGTATAAATTACATTTGATCTATGGTGGAATGGCATCACCTTCTGAGAAGGGATACCAGACAGTTAATGATTCCCCAGAGGCACTTAGCTTCTCATGGGAGATCACAACCACGCCAGTGGAAGTTACTGGTTTCAAACCAACGGCGTCTCTGATCGTCGATTCAACAAAAGTAGATGCAACCAAATTGGCTGCATTAGAACTTCTTCTTTATGGAGATACTGCAGTAACAGCAAAACTACCAACACCAAATGAAGTTATTGCTTTAATTGGTACTGTTGGCTAATCTATTAATTAGGGGCCCTCTACGCTTGGGGGCTCCTTTACTTTTATACTCGAAAGGAGTTACACAACCATGTTAAAAAAGACAATAACGTACTTAGACTTTGATGATGTTGAACGAACTGAGGATTTCTATTTCAATCTTTCAAAAGCAGAGGTTTTAGAAATGGAAATGGGCGCATCCGGCGGCTTATCCAAGATGCTTGAGAAAATTACTAAAGAGAGAGATAATAAACGGATCGTTGAAATATTTAAAGATGTTGTACTTAGAGCATATGGCGAAAAGTCACCTGACGGAAAGCGATTTATAAAATCAAAAGAACTTTCCGATGAATTCGCACAAACAACTGCATATAGTGATCTTTTTATGGAACTCGCAACTAACGAGGCGTATGCAGTAACTTTTATAAAAGGAATACTTCCACAACAGCTAGAAGATCACTTACAAGCCAAGAAATAGCGAGGGCGAGAGAATGTTGCAGGTAATCATTCCCGAAAGTGAAAGTTATGATGAAGTTCTTGGTGAATTTATAACTATCAAAAGAGAAACCTTTCAGATAGAACATTCTCTCGTATCACTTTCCAAATGGGAGTCAAAATGGAATATTCCTTTCTTTGGGAAAGATGTCAAGACAAAAGAACAGATCTTAGACTATATTCGATGCATGACAATAACCCAAAATATTAATCCGAATATATATTTGAGCATACCACAAACAACACTTAAAGAAATTTCTGATTATATTTCAGCATCAATGACCGCTACATGGTTTAGTGAGAAGAAAAATAAAGAGAATGGTGAAGTTGTTACATCTGAGATTATATATTACTGGATGATCACACATAATATACCAATGGAATGTCAGAAGTGGCATATTAATAGGTTGTTAACTTTAGTTAGAGTTTGTAACATAAAGAATGCCCCACCTAAAAAGATGAATAAAAAAGAAATGTTATCTGAGCGTAGACAGCTTAATGCTGCTCGCCGTAATGAATCACAAACGAAAGGATAAATAATCATGTCGAAGAAAGAAATAACAGAGGATGTAGTACCAGAAGCAGTTAATGATGTAGTACCAGAAGCAGTTAATGATGTAGTACCAGAAGCAGTTAATGATCCTGCACAGCTAAAACATTATCGTGTACAGATTTCAGTTCCTGCATTATACGTTCGTAAAGGTCCAGGTAAAAATTTTGAGACTATAGCTACTATTTCCGACCAAGAATTTAAGTACTTAATCGTCGACGAATCGGCTGGTGAAGGTGCGAGCATGTGGGGAAAATTAAAAACAGGCGGTTGGATATCACTTGATTATGTAAAATAAGGAGAATATATAATGGGGATAGAAGTTACGCATAAAGGGTCATTTAATAACCTTGAAAAATTTCTTAAAGGGTATAACAGGAACAAATTGATTACTCTGCTTGAGAAATTCGGTCGAGACGGCGTTTATGCCCTCGCTAACTCTACCCCTATTGATTCTGGAGAGACGGCAAGCTCCTGGGATTATGAAATTGTAATTACAGAGAGTACTTATGGTGTACGGTGGGTCAATTATCATATGGCCGGCAATACTCCGCTAGTTCTACTCTTACAATATGGGCATGGCACTAAAAGTGGTGGTTTCGTTCAAGGTAATGATTTTATTAACCCAACAATGCGACCAGTTTTTGATAATATCGCACAAACATTATGGGAGGAGGTAACTAAACTATGAGCTCAATCGATAATCGAATAGTTAATATGGAGTTTAATAACCGCGACTTTGAAGATGGTATTTCCGCGTCTATATCCTCCTTAGAAAAATTAAAAGAATCATTAAATTTCGATGGCGCAATAAAAGGATTAAGCGACCTTACAAATTTCGATAATGGTGGCATAACTGGATTGAATTCTGGTGTCGAAAGAGTAGCAGTTGGATTCTCAAATATGCAAGTTGTTGGTATGACTGCGCTTTCCGAAATAACAAAAGGTGTTATGGCCTTAGGTGGAGATTTAGTAACTAAACTTATGGGGCCGCTTGCTCAGATAGATTCTGGTGGTAGAAGTAGAGCTTTAAATCTAGCCCAAGCACGATTCCAAATGCAAGGACTTGGTCTAGATGTCGAGTTAGCCATGAAGAATGCATTAGACTCTGTTGATGGTACTGCGTATGGACTAGACTCTGCCGCTAAAGCTGCCGGTCAGTTAGCCGCCTCCGGCATAGAGCTTGGTGACGAGATGACTAAGAGCTTGCGTGGTATTGCTGGGCTTGCCGCTATGACTGGTAGTGATTATGATAGCGTTGCCCAGATATTTACTAAAGTTGCTGGTAACGGCAGACTTATGGGTATGGAATTAAATCAGTTATCTAGTTATGGTGTTAACGCCGCTGCTACTTTAGCTAAACACTTTGGCACAACAGAACAGGCCATTCGAGAGATGGTAAGTAATGGTGAAATAAGCTTTGATATGTTTGCAGAGGCGATGAGTTCTGCATTTGGAGACCAAGCAAAGAAGGCTAACGATACTTTCGTTGGTGCACTAAGTAATGTTAAATCGGCACTTAGTCGTATAGGTGCAAAGTTCTTCGAGCCGTATTATGAAAATATGAGACAAGTTCTTAATGCTATGAGACCAGTCATTAATGCCTTAAATGCAGCACTAGATCCTATATTTGCTGGAATTAAAGCTATGATGGAGTTCTCAAGAAGTAAAATAGTAGAGAAACTTGAAGGTATAGATTTAAGCGGCCTAGGCGGTTCGTTGGTGAAGATATTAGTACCAGTACTGGAGACCCTTCGAAATGTATTAGTTGGGTTGCTTGAGATTTGGGAATCTATGTATGGTGCCTTCGCTAAGATATTCCCAGCACCATCATTAAAAGTTATAGTTACGGTATTAGAGTACTTTAGTAAATTATCTTCTACGTTTGGTCTTAGTGAAGTAAATCTTAGACGTTTACAAGAATCTTTCCAAGGATTATACGCAGTTATACATATGGCAGGGATGGGTCTTGGCCTATTACTTAAAATATTCGGTAAAGTTGGTTCTGTGTTAATGACTGTATTAGGCCCAGTAGCAACATTAATGCTCACAGTTAACGCCGCATTTGGTAGGTTTTATACAGCTCTCGATGAGGCCTTACGAACTGGTATGAAACCTTTAGATGCATTTGTAGTGGCGTTTGAAAATTTCAAGAAGGCATTAAGTTATTCAATAGGTCCTCAATTAGAGGTTGTAAGTAAAGCTTTTGAGGCTTTCTCGGATAAAGTAAAGACGACTGTTGCCCCTTTGGCCCCAATACTAACTGCTGTTGAAAAAGGAATACGTAGAGCATCGGAAGGTATAGCTATTGGTGCTAAAGTATTAGCTGATGTGTTTAGGAATTTAGACTTTAATATCATGCCACTAACAGCATTTGGCGCAGAGATAGAAGGTACATTAGGCCCATTAGCCGATCAAAATGGAAGTGTTTTACAGCGAGCATCAAAGGCTATTAAAGCTGGATTCGATAATCTTAAAGAAGCACTTGCTTCTATAGATATGTCCTTCGCTGGTGGTGCTCAAAAAGTCGGTGACGTGTTGTCCGTGATATTTGGGGCACTAGCATCATCGTTAAAAGCAGCAAGTCCGATATTTGAAACCGCTGGTAATGTAATATCTTACTTGTTTGGTGTAATCAAGAAAGCATTTGAAGGCGTTAATAGTATTGATATTGTTAACTCTGGATTCTTCGCAGCTTTAGTTATTGTAATAGCAAAGTTTTTAAAACCCCTACGGGAGTTCACCACTAATATTACAGGAACATTAGACGAAGTATGTGCATCACTAAAGGCGTATCAGACAGACTTAAAAGGCGATATTTTATTAAAAATAGCTGGTTCTGTGCTCATGTTGGCATCGGCATTTTGGATAATGGCGCAAGTTCCAAAAGAAAAGATCGTAACGACCCTCTATGCTATTAGTATTTTAATAGCTGAGTTAGGGTTAGCATTTCTATATTTATCAAAAAATGTTGGTGAAGAAAAATTAGCATCCCTAGCAGTCTCTATGGTTATACTATCAACGGCTGTCGTAATACTCGCATCCGCGGTAGCTATGTTGGGTAAATTACCTTGGGATCAAGTAGCAATAGGGACAGTAGCAATTTCTGTATTGTTATGGGAACTAGTTGCTATATCAGCAGTACTTAGTAAAAACGAAATAGCACTCGTAAAGGGCTCCACTAGTTTACTACTGTTCTCGACGTCTTTATACGTTATGGCTAGTGCGATACGTAAATTGGGTGAGATGGACATTGGAAGTTTAACTATAGGGTTACTTGCAGTTGCTGCACTTTTGTTTACGCTAGGTGTATTTATGAAAGCTACTGAAAAAGCCATGGTTAATATGCCAGCTTTCGCAGCAGGATTAATGCTTATGGCTATTGCCCTCAACTTGCTAATATTACCACTACTTGCCCTTGGTAAGGTGCCTTGGCAGATACTCGTACAAGGATTAACTGTTGTGGCTGCAGTTCTAACAATTGTAGCATTCGCGTCCGAAGCCATGAGTAAGTCTGCCCCACAGATGATGGCGCTTGGTGGTGGTTTACTACTACTAGCCGTTGCATTAAATTTATTAATAGCCCCACTACTTATACTAGCAGTAATACCAATAGAAGTTCTAATAATAGGACTACTATCTTTGGTTGGTCTACTTGGTGTATTAGCTATTGGGGTTTCTGTATTGGCTCCGATGGAAGGTAATATGATCGCCGTAGCTGGTGGTCTTATATTGCTAGCAATCGCAATAAATTTACTTATCGCTCCGTTAGGTATTCTCGGAGCACTTCCAATTCCTGTTATTATGGCTGGTTTACTAGCTTTAGCAGGAGTATTTTTAGTATTAGGTATAGCCGGAACAGTATTAGCACCACTAGGCCCAGGCCTACTTATAGTCGCCGGAGCAATCGGGTTACTAGGCGCTGGTACATGGTTAGCAGGAGCTGGGATAATTATGTTAGCGGCTGGTATTGGGGCGTTGGCGGTATCCTTAGTTGGATTAGCTGAAGTATTTCCTATTCTGTTAAAAGCACTAGGCGATTTAATAAACCAAATAGTCGTATCGCTTACTGTGATCGCAGAGTCCATAATAGCAAGTCTAGGTAAAGTTATTTCAGCAGTATTACAAGCGTTACTACAGATATTTGTGGATAATGCGCCAATGCTGGTTACGGCACTTACTGCGCTGTTAACTGGCTTATATCAAGTAATAATAAACTCTGCCCCTAAGTTCTTTGAAGCTATGGGGGTACTTATATCGGGGTTACTTCTTGTTATACGAGAAAAAGTACCCGAAATAGTTACGACGGGAATAGAACTCATACTAGGTCTACTTACGGGTATATATACGCATATGGCTAAATTAGTAGCTGCTGGTGTAGATATTATACTTAGATTTATAGATGGTATAACAGAGGCTCTTCCTAGGCTAACACAAGCAGGGTTTGATTTAATAATCGACTTTGTTAATACATTAGCCGATACAATTACTGATAATTCAGAAAAGTTAACAGACTCTTTCTATAATCTAGCTGGTTCTATGATTACAGGTCTGACTAATGGTCTTTTGGATGGTGTTGGTAAGGCGGTTGATGTTGTAAAAGGACTTGGTGGTAGCGTTCTTCAAGGATTTAAAGATGTCCTTGGTATTGCCTCCCCATCAAAAGAAATGGACACCCTTGGTAAATATTCGGGTATTGGTCTAGCTAATGGTCTATCATCAACATCAAAAACTGTTGAGGGTGGATTTAATGCTATGATCGGTGGCATGCTCAATGCTATAAAACCGGTAGCTCCAAAAGCTGAAGAAGCTGGAACTGCAATAGGTTCCGCTACTGCCGACGGCGTTACTTCTGGTATAAATAGTGGCAATGGAAAAGCGAATGCGGCTGGTGAAGAATTAGCTGATGAAGCGCTGCGTGGTATAAGGGAAACTACAGCTAACATATCGGTATCTGAAGGTAAGTACTTTGCTGATGGTATTATTATAGGTTTAGTTAGTAAAGAGCCTGATATGTACGAAGCATCTAAGTTCCTTGCTCAGGCAATTCAAAATGGAATAGTAGAAGAGGCCCCTCAGTTCACAGCAATAGGCGAGACTTCTGCTACGACATTCTTAGATGGTCTTACGGACGCCGAAATAATAGCTAGAGCATGGGCATCAGGTGTTAAGGTTTCTTCCTCAGCGTGGGAAGGTGCTAAGACTACAGCTGAAGCAATGGCCGCAGCAGGAACAGCAGCAGGACAGGCATACATCGATGGGCTTAACAAAGCTGCTGAGGATGCCAAAATTAAAGCTGATAAACTGACGGAAACCGCAGCATCTGGGGGATTTAAGAAGCAATGGGATCAGCAAATTAAAGACGAAAAAGCTGGACTATCCTATGGACTCAGTGAGCTTAGTAAGTTATCCGATGCTGAAGCTAAGAAGTATTATGAACTAGGTGGCGGTAGAGCAGGTAAAGCCGCTGTCGAAGCAATGAAAACTGTGGGGACAAATGCTGTAGCTGGTCTAAAGCAGGGATTTGATGACGGGACAAAAACCGCTACTGATAGTATGACGGTCCTAATCAAAGGTGTTGTTAAGACTGCTAATACTGAATTAGGTATTAAATCACCATCAAAAGTGTTCGGTGAAATCGGTATGTTCTCTGCACTTGGGTTCATCAAAGGATTACGCTCAATGACAAGGACTGTTGGTGTTGCCACAAAAGAATTAGGGATATCATCTGTTGATGGCTTTAGATCCGCCGTCTCAAAAATTGCAGATGTGGTTACCGACGAAATTGACTATGCTCCTGTAATCCGACCTGTGTTGGACCTTAACAATCTTCAAAATGGAATAGGTGGTATATCGGAAATGTTCAGTAAACGCAATAACCTAGCAGTTCAAATTGCAAATGAGAAAAATCCCCGTGGGGAAAATTCTGAAAATGTTAATCGTATTGATGGCGCTAATGCAGGGTTCTCATTTGTACAAAATAACTATTCTCCTGCAGCATTGTCCAGACTTGATATTTACAGACAGACCAAGAATCAGTTCTCGGCAGTGAAAGGATTGGTGAATAGCTGATGATTAAATCCATAACAGTGACCAACCATTTAGGTGAGTCCCTTAAACTTGAGATGAGGTTCCCAGAGAAATCTGGGTTCCTTATTCAATCAATAGACGGGTTAGGTCCAAGCAAAGCAAACATTAATATGACAGAAATGTCAACTGGCGACGGATCTATATTTACGTCATCAAGGGTACAGTCACGGAATATAGTTCTAGACTTGGCGTTTATGTGGGACCCTTCGATAGAAACTGTACGTCAAAGATCATATAAATACTTTCCAATTAAAAAACGAATAGGGTTACTCATAGAGACTGACAACCGAGTCTGCGAAATATATGGTTATGTGGAATCAAATGAACCAAATATATTTAGTCAGAGTGAAGGCACTCAGATTTCTATTATTTGCCCAGATCCTTATTTTTATTCTCCTAGTAAGAACGTAACCGTATTTACAGGAGTAGATCCGTTATTTGAATTTCCTTTTGGTAATGAGTCGCTTGACCAAAACCTGTTAGAGTTTGGCAATATTAGAATAGATACAACACGTAACCTATATTATGATGGGGATGCTGATGTTGGCTTAACTATAATTATTCATGCGTACGGAGATGCCTCAAATATTACGATCTACAACTCAGGAACACACGAAAGTATGGTGATAAACACTGCGTGGATAACTACGCTAACGGGAACCAGCTTTGGTGAAGGTGATGATATTATAATATCTACCGTTAGAGGTGATAAATCCATCAGACTACTTAGGAATGGTGTATATATTAACATTCTAAACAGTTTAGATAGAGACTCTGATTGGTTTACTTTGACAAAAGGTGATAACGTGTTTGCCTATACTGCTGAAACTGGAATCTTAAATATCATGTTTACAATAGAAAATCAAACAGTTTACGAGGGGGTATGATATGGAATTACTAATATTAGACTATAATCTCGAACCTCTGGATATTTTAGATACTTTTGAATCGTTAATATGGACTGATAGATACTGTGGTTATGGTGACTTTGAAATCTATACTGCCGTAACTCCAGAGTTATTAGTTACCTTACAAAAAGGAAATTTTCTATATTCTAAAGACTCGCTACATATGATGGTGATTGAGGGTAGACAGATTACATCAGATGCAGAAGAGGGTAATAGACTTATCGTGACTGGTAGGTCGTTAGAATCGATCTTAGATCGACGTATTGTGTGGGGGCAAACTATACTGACTGGTAACTTCCAAGTAGGGATACAAAAGTTACTCAATGAAAATGTTATTAACCCAACAATTGTCGATCGAAAGATCACCAACTTTATTTTTGAAGCCTCAATTGATCCAGCCATAACCGTATTAACTGTAGACGCTCAATTTAATGGTGAAAATTTATATGTAGCAATCAAAGCTCTTTGTGACGCGTACAAGCTTGGGTTTAGAGTAACCCTTGATGAGTTTGGTGTGTTTAAATTTAAGTTATATTCCGGAGCAGATAGATCCTATAATCAAACAGTAAATCCTTATGTGATATTCTCGCCTAAGTTTGAAAATTTACTCAATTCTAATTATATTGAGTCGACTCTGGCATATAAGAATGTTACATTAGTTGGTGGTGAAGGTGATGGGGCCGCTCGTAAATCGGTGATCGTTGGTAGCGGTACAGATCTTGTTAGACGTGAGATATTTACCGATGCAAGTAGTATATCCTCAACTGCGGACGGACGAACTCTAACTGAGACTGAGTATAATCTTCAGCTATCCCAACGGGGGTCAGAACTACTTTCCGAGAATGTCTTTATAGAATCGTTTGAAGGACAAGTAGAAACTACCCAGTTATTTAAATATGGAGAAGACTTCTTCATGGGGGATATTGTCCAACTTAAAAACGAATATGGCGTAGAAGCTCGATCTAGGGTAACTGAGTTAATTCGCTCACAGA